CTATGCAACCACAACAGCCCCTTCAGTCGGTCGTATATCTGGTTCTTCTGGCACACAACTACGTGGCCAAAACAAAATTGGTAATCGAGGCACAAATAACTTTTCTGACTTTACGCCATCGGGTATTCCAGCCAGAAAAAGATTTGTACCAGACTTAAACTATATTATTTTAAATAGTGATAATGTAACGAGTGCAACTAAATTAGCTCCAGGTGTAACAGTTTCAGCATTCTTGTCTGGTAGCGGTGAAGTGTCAAACTTCAATACAACAAGAAAAGAAGACAGAGCAAAGATTGCTCGAAACTTACAGGCAAACGCTTATGTGATGAAGTGGGTGAATAATAATCGTACAGCAGGAGCATTTGCAGACTACACTTTGAATGTTGTTGAGGGTTACTATGTTCCAGCTGCTGCAGAAAGTCTAGAAGCAGATGATATTAAAGATCTTGCAACAAAGGGAAGAGCTGTTGTTTATGAGTTGATTCATAATAATAGTGGAACAGTAGATGATAGAAAAACATTTGAGTTAGCTGTTTATCTGAAAGACATTATTCAATATGATAAGTTGATTCTTGACTACGATAACTATTCACCCGATGGATCCATCAACGCTCAGTTAATTGTTACTGTGCCAGAAATTAACGAAACATACACTACAACCTTTGAAAGACAGATTGAAACTCGATTTAATAATGCTGTACAGAGTAATAGTGATTTTGTTGAAATACAAACAGCTCCGTAAATCATTATAAATAATACGAAAGAATAAGAGAATCTTATGGTCAGTAGAGCATTTTCAGTCGAAGACGGTAACCTTTCCTCAAAGGCACTTGTTACGACAAGAAATAAAACTTATAAAGACATCGATCTGACGTTTGCAAATCGTCCGAGCGGTGACGTATATAAGAAGACTGATGCTGCAGCAGTAAAACAGGCTATAAAAAATTTGATTCTTACTAACTTCAACGAGAAACCGTTTCAACCAAGATTCGGTGCTGGTATTCAAGGACTCTTATTTGAACTCGCTGACGATGAAACTGCGGAAGACATTAACATTCGCATTCGTCAAGCGATTGAGAACTATGAGCCAAGAGCAACAGTACGTAGCTTAAAAGTTCAAGCATATGTAGACAACTATAATGTTCTGATCACGCTTGAGTTTCAGGTTAAAAATACAGAAGAAATTGTTGTACTGGAAACGACAATAACAAGGTTAAGATAACATGGCAACAAACATTACATCGACACAACTTGACTTTGATAGCATTAAGAATAAGTTAAAGACGTTCTTTGCTCAGCAGTCAGAGTTTGAAGACTACGACTTTGAAGCAGCTGGTTTATCTAACTTGCTCGATGTTCTCGCTTACAACACTCACTTCAATGGTTTGGTTGCTAACTTCGCCTTGAATGAATCTTTCTTGACAACAGCTCAACTTCGTTCATCTGTTCTTTCTCATGCTGAATCACTTGGTTATACACCAAGATCTAAGACATCAGCGACTGCTTATTTAAACCTACAGATTACTAATACAAACTCTGGTAGAAGTGGTACAGCGACTCTTCCAGCAAACACTAAGTTTAGTTCTACTGTTGACGGTGTATCATATACATTCCAAACGTTGGTTCCATACACTGCGACAGATGATGGAAACGGTGTTTATCGTTTTCAGACAGGTGCAGGTTCATATAGTATTCCTGTAATTGAAGGTGTATCTACAACAAAAACATTCTATGTAGGTGAAGCTTCTGAAAGACAGCTTTACATTATTCCTGATGAAAACATGGATTCATCTACACTTGACGTAAAAGTATATAACAGTGCTAACTCAAGCGAATACACGCAATACACTGATTTAGATGAAGCTTCTTCTGTCACTTCAAGCTCAACGTACTATGATATTCATGAAGCACCGAACGGTTTCTTTGAGTTACACTTTGGTGATGGTGTTACAACTGGTGTTGCACCAACAGCCGGAAACAAAATAGTTGTAACATATCTTTCTTCAAATGGTGCAGCTGCTAACACTGGAGCAACGTTCTCTGCGCAGAGTACTATCTCTATGGATGGTGCTTCTTATTCTCTATCAGTTTCAACTGCGGTTGTAGCTACTGGTGGAAGAGCAAAAGAAGACATCGAAACCATTCGTCAGAACGCTCCGATTGCATTTGCTGCTCAACAAAGACTTGTTACTGCAAATGATTATGAAGGCTTGATTAAACAAAACTTTTCTTCTGTGAATGACGTGTCAGCATGGGGTGGTGAAGATAACGATCCACCAGAATACGGCAAGGCTTTCGTCAGCTTAAGGTTTGCAGATGGTGTAAGTGCTGCAGCTCAACAAATAATTAAAGATAGTATTGTAAATGATTTGACAAATAATCTTTCAATCATGTCGATTGATACTAAGTTTGTTGATCCGACTACAGCATTTGTTGGTTGTAGTATTACGTTCAACTATAATCCAAACTTATCGACAACACCTGTTAACTTAGTTGAATCACAGGTGATTACTCTTGTACAAAATTACTTCACTGACAATTTAAAAACATTTGGTGGAATCTTTAGGAGATCAAATCTATTGACTGCTATCGATGATCTGTCTCCTGCTGTCTTGAACAGTAAGATGGATGTAACCGTAAGACAGTCATTTACTCCAGAACTGAGTGACACTCGTACCTATAATATTTACTTGCCGATGGAGATCGCAGCACCGGATTCTCTAACTGCTAAAATTACAACAAACGTATTTACATATGACAATAAACTATGTACAATAAGAAACCAGCTATCATCGACTAAACTGCAAGTTGTAGACATTGACGATAACGTAGTTGTTGACAACATTGGTTTGTACTATCCTCAAACTGGTAGAGTTAACATTGTTGGCTTTGCTCCAACTGCGATTTCGGTTGGTTCACAGATTCAGTTAACAACAATTCCAGCAAACCAGTCAACAGTAAAACCTCTGAGAAATTATATTCTAGACTTGGATCCAAATAGAACATCCGCTCGTGGTGTGCTTGATTATGAAACAACCACAACGGCTCTATAATGAAAACCCTTACTGACTTTAACAGAACGGATATAAACTTACACGAAAGTAAGATAAGTGAGGTACTGCCCGAGCACTATCTCTCTGAGTATCCTACTCTTATCACGTTTCTTGATAAGTACTATGACTTTATGGATTCAGACGCAACCTATAACTTTGCGGCTGCTATTCATGATATGTACAATGTTCGTGATACTGAAGGAGCAAAGATTGGTTACATTGATAATATTCTAAAAGAACTTGGTCAAGGCATCTTGAACCAAAACTTCTTCTTAGAACCAAGATTTGCGATGAGACTTATAGCTCAGTTCTATCGAGTCAAAGGTTCTTTATACTCATCCGAAGGTTTCTTCCGAGCCTTTTATAACTCACAGGTTGAAATTTCATATCCGAAACGAGACATCTTTATTGTAGGTGAATCTGAGATTGGTTATGAAAACCAAAAAGTTATTCAAGACGGTGCTCTTTATCAAATCTATTCTATCTTGGTAAAATCAGAAGTGCCTATTGCCACATGGCGTGAATTGTATAAAGCATTTGTTCACCCTTCTGGTTTCTATCTTGGTGCACAAACATTGATCGTTGGTATTGCTGACCTCGACCTTGAAGCAATGCCAGATAATATTCCAGACTCTGCAGATCCAATATATACTGGTGTCGGTACTCTTTCACTTACTGGTGCTGCTGAAATGACAGGTATTACGACATACGCAGACTCTGAAGTAAGGTTTACAATTGGGGAACAGATTAACGCATACAACAGCATGACAATTGAGCAGGCTGCAGCAATGTATACAAACATTAAAGATACTATTACTGAGGATGGATTTACATTCGATGAAGATAGTGATGTTGGTGTACCAGCTGCAATGAGAATGTCTAACACAATTGAGACAACTGACCAAGCAAGAAATGAGCTTTGGGATAGTGATTCTGATGGTTATGCACTTCAAATATCATAAAAATCTATTATAAATAATGTAAAGAAAAACGGATTCTAACATGACAAGACAATCGATTAGTAGAGGCACATCCGCAAATGCTGGAGATGGTGATACACTCCGCGATGCAGCCCAAAAGATTAATCAGAACTTTGTAGAACTTTACCAAAAACTAGGTGGAGACAGCGATGTCTTGTCTACCAACGTAAGCTTTACGAGTACAGGAATTGTTTTTGAAGGAGCAAACGCGGATAGCTTTGAAACTATATTTGCTATCACCGAACCAACAAAAGACAACACAATCACTTTTCCTGATTCAACAGGCGAAGTTATTATTAGTGTTGGCGATCAGGATCTTTATAACAAACACCTTTACAACACCAAGATTGATGGTGTACTAAGACTTCACGGTGTTTCTGGTACTGGTTACTATAAGATTGCCTATGAAGGTCAAGTTGATTCTGATACAGACTTGAACGTCAACTTCCCAGCACTTGCAGATTCTGATACGATTGTGTTTGCAAACCATGCAGCTACACTTACAAATAAAACACTAACATCACCTACGCTGAGTGGACCAGTCATTACTTCTGGTATCAATGATGCAAACGGCGCAGAGATGATTCGTTTCACCGCAACAGCATCTGCGGTCAATGATATTTCAATCACAAACGCAGCAACTGGTGGAGCTCCAAAGATTGCCGCAGTAGGTGATAACACAAACATCAATCTAGATCTTGCAGCTAAGGGTACCGGTGCTATTCGCCATACTCGTAAAGTTGCATACTCATCAGAAACAAAAACATCTTCTGGTGCAGTTTCTTTG